AGACGCCGTCGAGAGCTTCCAAGATGTTGGAGGCAGTCAATGCTGGACCGCCGGTGATGCCGGTCAAATCGTACTCAGCGAAACCACCCAGAGCAGAAGCGCGAACGCCGGTGATGTCGAAGGTGCCGTTGTTGGACAGGAGACCAAGACCGAAAGGAGAGGCTCCACCCCACATCAGGGTCTCTACGCTTGTAGCGGCCTTGGCTGCCGTAGAAGCAAGCAAAAACTCAGCGAAGTCGGGAGGAATCTGACCGTCGCGGCGCATACGACCTGCGGCGCCAACGTAGGTTGGAAAGATAGTGCCGCGGCAAATCTCCTCGTTGACTTTGAGGTCAGACAAGGTAAGCACCTGCTCGGTGAGCGTCATGGACTCGCCGTCGCTGAAAGCACACGTAGCAGCGTCTTGGATAAGACCGGAATCGTAGGACAAGTCCTCGATAACGGCCTTGTGTACGATGCCTTCAATAAGGCGGCAGCGGTTGTTTGCGATGGTCTCCGCACCAGTTACGGCAGCGGTGACGTAGGGCAGTGCGAGTTCGCCGGCGTAGGTAGACGGATCCGGACTCAGCGCAATGTCGAAGTTGTACTTCTTACTCATGAGAAATTGGAAATGATGTTGAAGGCGCGATCGACGCCCTTCAGGTTGGGGTTGATTTCTTGACTAAACTCAGCCTTTGGCAAGACGCGCTCAGGCTGGGCGGCGGGTGCCTCCTCCAACTTGGCGAGGCGGGTGTTGATGGCTTCCAGTGCCACGGCCATCTCGTGGGTGAGGTCGGACAGGTGCGAGGACATCTCCTCCTTCTTGTCTTCTTCCATCTCCTCCTCCTTCTTCTCCTCTTCGGCTTCCACCTCAGCGGGGGCCATAGCTTCCTTTACCACCTCGACAATCTCGGCGGCTACTTCGGGAGTGATTTGGAACTTGTCGACGAGGGCGGCCTTGACTGCTGCCATCTCATCCTTCTCCTCTTCGTGCTCGGCAGCTTCGACCTTCTCCTCTTCCTTCTCGTCCATCATCTCCACCACGGCAGAGTTTTCGTCGACGGTGACTTGCCCGCCATCGGACAGTTCATACGATCCGGCCTCCAAGGGCGTCGCTTCGCCGTCTTCGCTCATAACGCGGACGGGGGCGCCAGCGCTGAACTGTTCGGCTTCGGTTGCAATAACGCGCCCGTCATTGAGGCGGGCTTCGGCGTAGAGGTTCTGGCGTTCTGCCTCTACGACAGAGCGGACGGCCTCCTTGAGTTTCTCGATTACGGACATGATGGGTATTACTATCGGTTGATATAATGGGTTTTCATTCGTTTGACAGGAGCGGGTCCAGCTGCTCGTGGCTCTCGCACGGCATATACAACACGCGCCCGTTGACTTGGTGCTCGTGGTGGCCTTCGCACCCTAACGCCTCAGCCATTAAGCGGGCTTCGAATACAGTGGCGAACAGAGGTTTACCGTCGAGCATACCTACCGGCTCCAGCACCTCGCGTACCGCGCTGGCGATAGTCTCGATAGTGACGTCTTCCATCTTGACGAGCTTATCGATGAAGTAGCCCTCGATGGAGAAGCCGCGGTATTTCTTGTCCTTCACATCGCTCCACACGTCGCCGTTGTTGACACGTACCGAGACCATCCACGTACCCGCCGGGACATCGAACCCATATACGGCGGCCTTGTCTCTGTCTTTGTCGGCTACAATCCAAGACTCGAAAATGGACAACCCGTCGACCTTGGTCTGGTGCTCGACCGTATACTCGTCGTTGCGCTTCTGCTTCATGAACAGCTCGGCGGCATACTCGACCGTCTCCTTAGAAAAGTACACCTCGAACTCTTCTTGGTTGGCGTCATCCCATCGGGGAATCATCTTCTCCGGAATCAAGGCCGGCCCAACCAGCAACTGTTTGTCCTCGTCGATTTTGGCGAAGGTGAGCTTCGGCTCCCGGTTGAAGAAAACGAAGTTCTCCTCGATAGCTGGGAACTTCACGAGGCTGATAGCCTCCACCCCGAAATCCTCCTGGTCCTCGTCAATCAATAGCTCGACTGTCCTCATAGCGTCGTTTGAATTTGAAGCTCTCTATTGAGGGCTTGCTTATTGCTTATCTCGTTCTCTACAACATATGCCCGGACCGGTTCCGGTGTGTTGTTCTGCTGATTCGGCACCAACGAACCTACGTCCACACCGACCGACTGTATGCCTCCTCCACCAATAGATCCACCGCCGCCTCCGGTACCTCCTGCGCTACTTCCCCCGCTGAACTGCTGAGACTTGATGGCGGCGACTTTGGCAAGACCTGCGGCGACCGCTATACCTGCGGCAATTTGCGCCCGTATAGGCGCGTCCGGTGTAGGTACGGAGAGCTGTGAGGCGTAGGCTTTTTGTGCTGCGCTGTATGTGCTCACAAGCGTCTCGGCGATGCTGATAGCCTTGTTCCTGTTGAAGGCTTTCTTCTGCCCCTCCTCGGTGTCCTTTTCAAAGGCTGTGTTGAGGTTCTTGAGTATGGAGAAAGTACCTCCAACGGCTGACTTCCTCAGCTCTGCGATTTTGTCAAGGTGGTTTTTTAGTTGCTTGGCTTCGTCGGCTTGCGCCTTGAGGCTGATTTTTGTTGCCTCCTCGTCGGCCTTCTTGAGCCTGTCGGCGTCCGCTTTGGCTTCGGCGTCTTTCAGGGCTTGGTCCTCGTTCCGCAGCGACTGAAGCTCTGTTAAAAGTCTGCGTTGTTGCTTGAAGCTGTTGGTCTGAATATCAATCAACGCCGCCTCCAGCTCTGCGCGCTTTTCGTAGTCTTCCTCGGTATTTTCTGCAAGCTTCATCCGCTCGTTGTGGATACGGAGCTCTTCCTTTGCCGCCTTCTCACGTTCGGCCATCAATCCATTCTCCAACTCCATGGCCCTCTCTGCGGCGGCCATGCGCTCCTCCAAGGACAGCGTTTCATCTTCCGCATCCAATCGGAGCTTGGCGATTTCGGCGCGGGTCTCAGCGAAGGTCACCTTCAACTTGCGCTGGTTCTCTCGAAGGTTGATAGAGTCTTGGGAGAGCTGAACCGCAGCGTTTGCCGCTTTCATTATTTCGGGGGCCATGTCTGCCGCCGCTTGCCCTACTTGGTAGAGGACCGCCGTGGCAGGGTTCAAAGCCAAAACAGAATCGCCAACCTTTAAAAAGCCCTCCTTCGCCAATTCTGCCGCTTCGGAAAATTCCCCCCGGAATAGAGCCCCGACAGCATTACCCAAGACTCCAAAGCCGTCGATGAGTTGCTGGATCTTGTCCAGTACAAAGGACTTGATTGAGTCTGAAAAGCTCTTGATGTTTTCGATGGGATTGGTGAAGAGGTTAATCAACCCCTCGCCCAAGGAGCTGACCTTGTCCGTGATAATAGCGAAGGCCGCACCCAATCCGGCTTGGGCCTTTTCAAGCATCTCCGCGCCGCGTTGGGTCTTGGTAAAGAATGTGGTCAGCGAGGTCAACGCAATAACCAGCGCACCAATTCCTGTGGAGATGATCGCGGCGCGTAAGGTCTTGAACCCGCCAGCTAAATTCTTGACGCCCCCGAAGGCGCTCTTAAACTTAGAAGGCACACCACCGAGGACGGCGTCGAGCTGTCCGAATGCTTCGCTGCCAGCTTCGCCGGCATCGTTCATGGAGTCGGTGAGGTTGTCGACTTGGTTAGTCGCTTGGTCTACTCCTGTGACCTTTACCTTGATTTCGTAGTCCTGCGCCATTGCTTACTCCTTGGAGGACTTTGCGCCACCATGACGCGCTACCCCACTCATAGTATCCATATAACAAGAGGGAATCGGGGTTGCCGCGCAGCTCGTATTCGGTCGCTATCTCTAGCACCCGCGGGATGGCCTTGCCGATGTTATCGAGGTAGTCCTTCATTCTTGAATTAGAACCCGGTCGTTGATACCTGCCAACCTTGCGCCGGCCTCCGTCAGCAAGGCGTCTTGGAACTCGCTCTCATTGGTAGCGTACATCCGCAACATCTCCACCTCCAACGTCCAGTTGATAATGGTGTCGGCCAAGCCCGTGACTTGGAACGTAAGGATACCGCCGCTGATAGATGCCGAGGGGTTGCGCGTACCGGGTGAGCCTGACGTAAGCGTAGTGCCGGACGTCTTGGAGAAGGTCACAGTCTCGGCCCGCCCGTTAGCTAGGAAGCGCCACGTCTCGAAGCTCGACTCGAACGCTGTCCCCGCAGTACCTCCCACGGTGGTCGTATTGACCCGTATGACGCCCGTAGCGATAGTATCGGGGCCGACCTGTATGTTGGTGCCCAGTGGGGCGGTAGCGTCTACAGGCGTCGCGCTGACGCTCTCGGCACTAAGGTTGAACGTAGAGTAAACCGACCGCGTCCCGCTGGCAGGATCCGTTGTGACGATGTTCTCCCCAAATGGAGAGACGGGGCCGGGGCCGTCGCCGTTATAGTCCGGGATTGGGTCGGTACTGTCTGTCGGTGGGTACGGAGGCACGGGGCCGCCTTCGTCCGAGTCGGGGTTTTGCCATCGGCACGAGCTGGTCTCCTCGTCGTAGAAATAACCGAAAGCCTCGCAGCACTCAAGGCCAGGGTCTACCGTCGTCGTCCCGTCCGGCTCGGTGAACGTCACCGTTCCGTTGGCGTTGGATTGGGTAGGCACTGCCGTACACGCGCCAAACGAAGACCGTCCAAGGTCGCGCAGGAACTTGCACAACGTAGGCTCTCCCGTTCCGATTTGATAGTTCGATATCTCCGTCAGCTTGTACGTAGCCCCAAGGATATGGAAGCGGTCGTTAAAGCGGACGTTACGGATGTCGGAGGGGGTGAGGTATAGGTACGCCTCAAAGATTCGCGCATCGGCGTCGTAGATGTCTGCGAGGTAGTCGGCCCAATAGGTCTTATGATAACCGCCTATGCCGGGAGGGTTGCCGTTGATGAGTGCGTTGTCGCCGCTGAATACCTCATCGTTGTTATTCCAAAACAGATGGCGCGAGTCGCTCTGTGCCGGGCTGTCCTCAAAGGGTGAGCACAACTGGTATTGTGTCAGCGATGTCCCACCCACATACAGCGTATCAATTGTGTCCGTCAATCCCACGGCGTGGAACAGCTTCGGCGGCTGCGTCTTAGGCTTTACCCCTACCCCATCCAGCTCATAGGAGCGGTGGATAAGTACGTTGGGAACGTCTGTGATTGGATCGCCCTGAAGGGTGGGAACCTGATAAACAAAGAAGGGGGCAAAGACGGGTGTATTCTTTAGCTCTCCCGTAGTGAATTCGTCGTCTATGGTCTGCGAGTACGTGCCAAATACGCGGCCTAGCGTAGACGTCATATACGCGTTGCCTACGTCGCCGCTGTCCTTGTCGGAAAAGACAATCTTCGAAGACTTCAGTGAGGAGGTCGGCATCAATGTACGCTCCTTGTCCAGGTCGAGCTTGTCCGTCCAGTACGCATCGGCTCCGTCAGCTATCCAATCCGAGTACGGCTCAATAAACAGGCGCTGCGGGTTGTCTGTGTCGGATTCAATTACAAGGTTGAACCGCTGACACAGGTCCGACATAAACTCCTTCTGCTTGATACGCGGCAGGGATTGCGGGACGTTGACTATGCCACCAGGGGCAAACGAACAGATGAAGTTTGAATATGCGAAGTCGTCCGCCTCGATACCCTGACCCACGATATCAATGTCGGTTCCCGCTTGCAGTTGTCCCGTAGGAAAATGAAACTGCGTGGAGATAGCATCGTTGGCACTACACACCGCAGTCGTCGTCCACTGCACTGTGATATCGTCGTTGTCTGTCGTAAGCGTAAGCGTAGTACTTCCTATGCTGGTATTACCTCTACTAATACGGGCGATGACATCTACGCTCTCTCCTGCCCCGGCGTTGAGCAGCCGGAACCGGATCTTAGCTGCGAACGTATGCGTCCCCGACTCCGCACAGATATAGTCGTTGGTTACCGTGTTGAAGTTGTCATCAGTATCGAAGCCACCGTAAAGCGTTACGTTGTTGAACGGGACCGAGGTCCATTGATTCTCGTAAGTGTTGTCGAACGAGTTTAAGCCGCTAAGACAAACGGCCTTGCATTGGCCTATAGCGGTCGTCGCTACACGCTCGACATGGTCGCCCAGCGTCATGTAAATCGACTTGAAATACGGAGAGTCTAGGAACGTCGAGGAGTAGTAAAATCCATTGGTTCGAAGTATGCGATCGATAACCTCATGAAGGCGAATGGACGGCTTGAGCATCTCCGGGAAGAGTCCCGTTTCCAATGCGTCGGCATCCATCAACCCGTACCCGTTTTGTGCCGCAAGGGGTTGACCCTCGGCGCGGAGGCCGTGGTCAGCAAGCGGTATAATGACTGTCCCGTCATCCATTGCCGCTGGGTTCTGGCAGATGTTGTTGTTCAGGTCTTGCGAGGCGATGACATTGGCTGCCGTCTGTGCGTAGTTATACGCAGTGTTGTAGGTGCTGATGGAAATCTTGAAAGCGTCCCGCAGTAGCTTGCTTCCCATCTCCGCGAACAGGTCGGCCACATCGCCCAATACGTTCACCTCATACACCTCAGCCATAAGGCGCACGGCCCGCAATTGCATAGCGCCACGGATGACCTCCACCCCGTCCTTAAAGATTAAGACCTCCGT